ATAGTTGACAACCTCAGTGGCAGTTACACTGACAGTGCCTGTCAATATGACTGATCCCTTTTCACCCAATTCAGCCATATTAACATAATTGGTATCCATCGTGAGGTTGTTGATATTAACTCCCGGCGCTAGTAAGAGCCAACGTGGGTTATCAACAGCTAATGCCCCCATCGCTCCGTCACGATCAGATGATTTCAGCCAGTCGTATCTAGCTTGGAGATCGCCAGAAGGATCCACCGCTATTGCATTATCATAAACAATATCTTCCAAGGTGACTTCGTCGGGGCCATATCTATCTCTTAACATGTTTCACCGCCTTATATTTCAGTAATACTTGAACCAGCACAAACCACCGGCGCATCTAGCCCCGGACGTCCCATCAGCAACCCAATCCAAGAATAAACTACTAACGCCCTGCACATCGAGCCGTACCTCAGCAATGCCATTAGAAATATTTTTCACAACTGGCTTACCGATATGGGCGGTTCCCACTGTGATGTAATCAACATACAAGTAGTCTGCTAATACCGCTGCACTTGCGGGGTCGGCTTCAACTACTGCCGGACCGGCCCGCAAGACACTGAATACCACTAACGGAATCGGGGCACCGTTTGCATCTTTCCCCCAGAGCGTAGCCAAAGCCTCTTTATTTTGAGCGGCTGACAATGCAAACCGGCAGCGGATGCCGTTACAGTCAGCTTTCAATGCCACAGCAGAAGTAGGCCACACCGCCGGGTTCTGCGCTCCAGTTGCCCACGTTCCGCTATACGCTAGTGTGGGGTTATATATTGACGACTGACTGCTTGCTTGCTGCAAAGCTGCCCACGACGATTGTGGGGTCGTCAGAGCATTCTCAATCGGGTTCCCATCATTATCCATAATAGTTACTTCAGGCATTACTGATCCATCCTTTCCATAATATAAACTTTAACCATGGAACATCTACGCTCTATATTTTAAGAGCTTTTATTAACTCAATCAGTCCGATAGTTCCGCCACTGCCTACAATAATTCCACTGATCCCTACGCCCAAAAGCACATTTTTTATTTTGCCCACATATACGCTAGTGGGGCATGTAAGTTTATGCTCTTGGATTTTTTGATCTACCGCAGTAGTCATTCGGCTAGCCAAAACTTCGCCTACTTCATAAGCGATTTTTTCTATCAGTGCCTTATCTGCTTCTGAGAAGTCCGCCATGTTGCCTCCGGTTACAAAGACAGGGGTGAGAGCGTGCGCGGCTCTCACCCCCTCAAGAGAGAGTAGGAAAAAAAGAACGCGTACCACCTAAAGCGGTTATGTCCAGTGGACAGTCGCCTTGACAATCGCATTCGGATTTTTTACGACTGGCAGGAACGTATCGCCAGCACACTGTTTGACCGTTACCGGGTCATGCAGCACGGTCGCATAGCTGAACATCCCGTACTTTTGTAGGATGTTCGACATAGCGCCAACAGCATCGGCGGAAACGGCACCAATATTCGTCGGAACCGGATAGCTGCCTTCGATGAACTCATACCAAATCGGGCTCACCGTTGGGGTAAACACAATATCGTTATCGTCCATCAGGTCTTGATAGGCGTTATCCGCATCCACGTAAAATGCGTTTTGCGCCGGAACCCATTTCTGAACGCCAAGGAACCCGTCAGGAATTTGGCCGCTAATAAACGCCTGTTGCGTGCCCACATTCCGAATAATAAGCGACGACAGGAGCGTATTATTCAAAAGGTAGTCAAGGATATTAGTGCCATAATACGCGGTGGTCAGGGGCAGCCCGGTCAGCCTCAACGCGGCTTTCAAGATGCCCTGAATATGGGTATGGATATCGGTCGAAGCGGCAGACCATTGGGCATCGATGATAGAACCATCGCCCAGCATGTCACACTGATCTTGATTACCGGCTGGAACCTGATAATCAATAGTGATAACGGCATCGTCCGCTGAGTTCAGCAAATTGCCATCACCATCGAAATACAGGTAGCCCTTGAACAATGCCGACAAAGCCGCAGCGATACGCAGGTTTTCATTATTGGTCTTGAAATCCCGCGTCTGCCGGGCAATCTCACCACGGCCCATATCCTGCAAGGTTTCGTCGTTCATGTTCCGCAGCATCATAAGAATACTGGGGTCGTGGAACATATGCTCGAAGCTGTGAATCAGCTTGACAGGCACAGCCGTCAGGCCCTTCTGCCCTCGATTAACAGACGGGCTGCCATACGGTACGATCTTAGCCACTGTCCGCGTTCCATCCACGCGGTAGAAAATACACTGGTTCCCGGGTACTCCCCGGCTCCGCGTAGTAAATTGCGGTGGCAGGGGATTCGGGATGCCGGTCGTCTGTGCATCAATGACGCCGCACAAATTGCGCCCGCCCAGGATTTCTTGTAAGTTATAAGCCATTTCTGAATACTCCTATCAAAAGACTTTTCCAAAACCGTCATGAATAAAAAATAAACAATTAGAACGCCGCTATGCCGCCCACCTATTAGGTCGGGGTTGGGGTAGGCTTTGGGGTTGGGTTTGGGGTTGGGGTTGGCGTCGGGGTCGGCGTTTCAGACAGTTCCGGCACACCGCTGTAGAGGTCGTCGAAGATCATATTCGCCGTGCCCAGACCATTCATTTTCGTCCGAATCCACTGTTTGCACTCGTCGTCGGTCGGCCAGTTGATAATCTGGCTGGCGTCAACAATTCCACCGATCAAAATCTTGGGGAATGGTACGTCAATTGACGAAGCATCTTCATCGGTGACGCGGATGCCAAACCCGTCGGGGATAATCGCCAGCGGCCAGAAACTGCCATCGTTTGCGCCGATAATCGAACCCGACACCATAGCGGCTACAGGGTCACCCGAACAAGTGATGACGCCGGTGGTCACGTTGATGGCCGAATAGGCTATGATTTCCTCGGCAACGGCTCCGGCGCTCGCCGAAGCGGGGCCAACCATGCGAAGGTTTCCAGAAGTGCCAACACGCCGATTGATCTCCACGGCGGTCGCGGCTGATACGGTCAATTGTCCTTGCCCGGCTGTTGCCGCCGCCGTAGTCAAACCGATAATCGACGGGGCCCACAATCCGTCACTGCTTCGCTTGCCCATCAGCATACCGGCACGCAGGTTGTAAACATTGCTAGTGTTCAGCGGGTCACGGCTTTCACTTCCATCAATGATGCCGCCGCCCGGCAGAAAAACAGCATTATCAATGCTTTTCAAAACCGTTCTTGGGGTTGCGGTTCGTGCCGAACCGATTCCGGGTAATCCATAATTTTGCATTATAAAACTCCTAAAAAATGGTCATATATTTTTGTTCAATGTCTACTATGTTAGCAACCAGCAACCATCCCGCTTGGGTGGTTACATCGTCGCCATTTCTTTCTGGCACTCTGCGCTGTGTTCTTTCTGAGCGCCCGGCGTTTCGCGGCTAAGTGCCACCGCTTGGCTTGCCGACTGCTCGGCCAGCTTGACGGGGTCGTTCTCCTTCAGCGCGTCACAGAGCTTGCGGACAATGCTTTGCTTATCCGGCTGCCCAGTGATGCTCAGCATGAACATGTTTCGGCTGCCCGCTACGCCCAACAAGGACGCTGCCAGCTTATCGCGCACGGCGGGGGTAATCTTGCCAGCCGTCACCAGCGATTCCAAGCGTTCTTCGCTACTGGCCGCGAGTTCTTCTGCCAAGTCCGCATCGTATTTCGGCTCGGTATCAGCAGACTTTTTCGTGGCCTCGGCCAACGATGCAGCCAATGCGGTTTTCTCGGTCGTCAACGCAGATAGCTTGGTTTCACTTTCGGTCAACTTCAGTTTTGTGGCATTGGTAAACGTGTCAATCGCTCCTTCAATACCGTCCTCGCTGAGTTCCGTTTCCAGGCCCAGCGCTTTCGCAATTTTCAATAACTGTTCTTTCGTCATAACGTCAAACTCCTTACTACTAAAAATGGGTATATCGTTACCGTTAATACTGGCCGCCATCGGCTCAAATCCAGCCTGTCCCGGCACTAGCGGGTAGGGCACTATGCTGCTATGTAAAATCACCTCCCCATACTTGTTTTGTTTACCATCCACAAAATCAGGTTCCACGTATATACTGACAGTTTTCACGCGGCTGGCAAGGTCGATGCCCTCGTTGCCAATGAGTTCGTGAATACCAAAAAGCTTTTCGCCTTCCCGCCACATGTCGGTTACATAGCCAAACGAATCTTGAGCCCGCTTACTATGGTCAACTGGAACCGGAACCAAAACGCCCGCTTCCCTCATGGCCTGGAACCCCTTAATCCACTTATCCATCCGCGCCGTTGTTACGCTCAACGTCCATTTATATTTGGGGTGGACGTATGTGCCTACCGCTATCATTTCCTTTTTGAATTTCCTGGTGGGCGCTCCGTTGGCGTCGGTTCCATCGCCGCAAAGAATGGCGGGGTCGTCGGCTTCATACTGGGCGATTAAATGGGCCGGTTGCTTTTGAATCAATCTTCTAACTTTTTTAGCCATTACGCTGCCTCGCTTATAACTACCCCGGGGTTGAATGCCCAGCCAACGTCAGGTTCTGCCCGGTAGGTTTTCCCGTCCTCAAACTCTTTCGGCTCCTGCTCGGGGCTGAGTTCTGCCGGTTCGAAAAGCTCTATGGTACTGCATCTACAGTTGTAGCCGTTCGGCGGCCAATTTGTCCACCATATCCTGTCGTCTTTAGGCCGGGTCGTCCCGTCCAACATTTCATGGTTGGGCCGTACCCGGTCATCGCCAACTGTCACATATGTGTATCCCCATAGAATTTCCTGAATCGCGGGGTGCTGGTTTGCTTCCCATCGGCCCGCACCATAGCCTAGCTGTAGCTGGGTACGGAGTAAGGTTTTCATAAGATACGGTTCCATGGGGTCCAGCCCGGCGGTTGCAATCCTGGCCCGCATTAGTTTTGACGCCTCTCTGAGGTGTAGGTTTTCCATGTGCGTTTCCACGATAGCAGATCGAACCGCGTCGTCGGCGGCTGTCGTTAGCTGCCCCCAAACATGGCCAACGCGCTCCCCATACTTCACTGATATTTTAGCCACATCGTCGGGCGTCATCGTCAATTGCGTCTGTAGTTTTTCAAGTGCATCCTCCATAAGCCCGAATTCGATCTTGGATTTCGTGTAATTGGATGCGTTCTTAAATACCCGCCACCTGCCAGCCATATGTGAAACGATACTAGCGTTCAGAAATACCGCCCGCAACGGCTCCATAATCACCGGTACATCATGAAACATGAGTTCCCCCTTACGAAACTGCCGGACGAGCTGCCGGACAATCGGCGAAAGCGCGGTCATACCATCCGCGATAGCTGCATTAGCTAGCCGCCTAACTTCCAGGTCCTGGATTCTCGCAAGTTTTAGGATTGGGTTCGCCATGAGTTCAACATCGCCTGAATTTGTGGGGTTAGGGATGGGTTTACTTCTGTTTCGCTCGGTATGTTCTGCCAGTCATCAGCTCCGGCCCTCAAGGGCACATCAACGGCCTCAAGCATCTGGGCCATATCAAGCGTTGCTTTAACAAGCTCAATATTGCCTGGGGCCCCTAGAATGCCCGTAATAAGTTCTTGATAAAATGCCCTCTGTCCTGAAGATATCCCAGACGGAGTAAGAAACACGGCATTGGCAAGTTTTTGACCAAAATTTAGAGTTAATAGCGGGTTTATGACATACCAATTAACCGCTTGTAAAATCTCGGAAAAGATTAGGTCGGCCACCATCAATGCCGTGTCGCTATGTGTTTCGGCTTCGGCTTTCGTCCCAAATTGCCCCTCGGTAGCTACTCGCTCGGGCAGTAGCCAGCCCCGCATCATTTCCGTTTCCATGTGTCTAATTGTCTTTAGGAACCCGTCTGCATGGTCCCCAGCAGGTTCTAAGAAGTCAATCTGCCAAGCCATCAACGTCGAAAGATCAACCTTCAGGCCAGCCCGCAACGCGTCCTCAGCCCATGCGACTAGCTCCAACGGAATCGCCACACCTTTCCCCCGGCCCAGGTTCTCAAGCATCGCCTTAGCGATATCAAAGTTTGTCTGTGTGGTTCCGTTCGCGTCCCGGCTCTCACCTACCGGGTAATGGATAATGGGCAAAACTCCGGCAATCTTTCCGCTATACATTCTTAGCTTCTTTAGGGTGTCCAGCCAAGTCGTGTAGATGGGGTCACGAATGCTTTCGTGTTGACTGCGTCCATACCAACTGCCCGGCTCCGCTCGGTACTTGAACCAAAACGTGTGGGCCGGGGTCAAAGTCACGTTGCCTTGCTTGACGCCTAAGAATATGCCATGCTCTTTTTCCAGTAGAACCTGGACGTCGTCGGGGCGTAGTGGTTTTAGCTTCTTGTAGACATACCGGCCATCCACAACATCCCACACCTTCTCAAATGCCATAAAGCCCCAATCACGGGCCCATATGATATCACTAATAAGGGTCGACCATAGCATCTTGACTTGCTCCTCAACAAACTCAAAGATGGCATCGGTTACGCCTTCCTGCCGCTCAACCACATAATGAGCCGTCTTAATCGGGGCGTTGCTTATCGTCCGGGCCAAGTCCACGGTAGGGTTCGCCAGCATCTGTCGGTATGTCGAAAAGTGCCCCGGTAGAAAAACATCGTCAACCATTATCGAAAGGGTGGACGTTCCCACTTGGCCCTTGGTCTTTTCGCCCGCGATTACGCTAGTTGTAACATCATTTGCTTGTATCATTATGCCGCCACCACGCTATGCTGCCCCCGGACTAATGGTAATCTGGCTATAGGCCGAACACTGAACAGCCAATAATCAAACGCATCGGCTGCATGCGTCAACCCCTTCTTCTGTTGATCTCTATCGACTATGCCCATGTTGTTACGCTGCACACCGTTGAAATCCCGAATCAGACACTTGCAACGTGGGTGAATTTCTACATGCCGCCCGTTCCCGTCAGTCATAGCCGCGTTGGTGGTGTTGTATCTGTCATTTACCGGCGGGTTACTTAGTCGCACCTTATTTTTATAGCTGAGCTTGTTTTGTTGCATGGCATTCCACACCCACCAATAATCGGTTTCGCCGGTTGCGGCGTTTCTGGCGTTACTGGTCGCATCCCCATAAACCCATGTAATCGCTGTGTCTGCATGGTCACCTAGCCGTTTTCTATATTGGTGAATCATTTCCGGCACGTTCATTCCGATACCAGTTATTTCGTCCCACACCTTGATTTTGTCCCGCTCCTGGTCATATTGGCCGATAATAGCATGCATTCCGGGGGCGGCGTTGAAATCCATTGTTAGAGCGATAGGCTGGGTGAAATCAAGCTCAACTTTCGGGTTCAAGTGGCCGTTTGGCATGGGCTCGTTAATGAATTCGTAGTACACTCGCAAGCCGCCCAGCGTTACCGGCTCCCCATATACATACTGCAGAACCAGTTTCGGGTCATACTGCCTTAGCAGCCCGCGTGCAAAATCCTGCATGGCCGGGTTGTCGAATGTACTGCCCCGGAAAAAAGTATGGTCAGGCTGCGACTGAGTTACCCAATCGTTACAAACCCAAGTCAACTCCCCCTCATGAGTCGTAGTAATAAACATCTGCCAATCTTCTAGGTCTACGCCACGCATGCGGGCGATACACTGGGTTTTGACATCCTTGAGCGGATTCGTATTGCCATTAATACGGGCCGCCTCGTCAATCCAAACCCAAGCAACTTCAAAGCCCGCAATGCTCTCCGGCTTTTGCCCCGATCTCAAATATATCTTGGCTTTTCCCCGCCCACCCCCAAAAGCTCTAATATCATAGGTGATGAATTGTGGTACTTTCGCCCGGAATCTCGCCTTAACCCCATACTGCTCAAACCTCAGTAACAGCTCGGGAATGACGAAAGTTTCAAGGTCCGCATAGGTCGGGGCTACTACCAGCCCGTTTCGGCCACGGAACCGACTGAGAGAATTATCCACCGCTTTAGTTGCTCCCCCGAATGTCTTACCCCCTGCAAAACCAGAAAAGAATGCCACATATTTGTCTAAACATTTGACGAAATTATATTGCGCGCCGTGGTTAGAAATAACCTTAACCTTGCGAACTGTTTTCTCCCCCCGCTGCATGTTCACTATTATCGTCATCTATAATCTCTGTAGGCTCTAGCCCGACGGGTAGTTCCGCTGGTGGGCCTTCTTCATGCTCAACTTCAATAATGTCTGGCTCTTCCTCATGTTCGTCTTGGCGGTCCGGCCTAAACATGCCTAACATTGTATTCCGCTGCCGCTCTAGCTTTTCCATCGTTCCGAATAAAAGCGATATTTCTCTTGTTAAACCTTTATTCACAATCGTTGTGGCTGTTATCGGTTTTCCAGTTTTTCCGGCGTCGTTCGTCTTTCGCAGGTCATAGGTAGTCTGGACTGATTCACTACGGGTTTTCTGATCTATATGCTCCCAGCAAGTCGCAATAAGATAATCAATCCGGCTCAGGCTGAGGTGGCTGTCGTTCGCCCGCTGATACAGAACTTCTTCTTTAAGCCGTTCCTCCGATATCCTTACCAGCGTCCTAAGTGTTCGGTGGGTCAGCTTCCATTCTACCGACTTCTGCATCGTCAAGACTTTGATGGACGTCACTTTGCCGCTGGATATTAAACTCGCTAGCTCATTGATCTTGTTCTCTCGATCAATGGGGGTCAGCCTGGGGCCGCCTGTCCGTGGCTTGGAAG